AAAAATAAAGAACAAAAAAGCGCACTTTTAGTGCGCTTTTTTGTTCTTTAGGAGTTATTTGAAAAATGTAAAGCAAAACTCACTTTTCCAATCAGTGGAAGCCAATATACAAAGCATCTGAGTTGCATCTTAAAAGCTTCACTTCAATCTAGATTTTAAATAACCTGTTTTTTCAGTACTTTCAGAATATCCAATAATTCTTCTGCGGTATATTTGTCTTCTACCTCTTGAGGTTTAACCTCAGTATTCAAAGTTAAGCCTAAAAGTGCATCAACGCCACAGCTGAAATAATTTGAAAGTCTTAACAAAACTTTCAAATTAACACTCACACGCCCATGTTCCAGATTACTCATATGTGTTTGAGAAATACCAAGTTTTTTCGCAAGCTCTGATTGGGTAACACCTTTACGGATACGCATGATCTTGATGTTTTGTCCGATTTTTACAAAATTGGGTTCTACGCTCATAACTGCCATCTCCTCCCTGAACTGTATAAAATATAATCCCAGAAAATTTTAGAACTATATTTTTATAAAAGCTAAACATCAGGATAAAACCATTTGTTTGCTAGCTTTTCAAAATTAAACCGGTATGCAGATAAACATACCAGAAAATTATTCTGATCTTACTTAAATATCCTTATCTGTCAGCAAAATACCTGCATCAACATTCAGGACTTGCGCAATCTGCAGCAAAACTGGTACGCTGCACTGCGCTTTCCCTGTTTCTATTTTCGACAGATACGAGCGTGAGATTCCTGCCTCATCAGCTAATTCTACCTGACTTATATTTTTCATTTGTCTGTAATATTGAATTTTTAACCCTAATTGTTTAAATTTTGTCGAAAACATTTAAATCTCCATTTCCATACTAATCCAAGATGTTAATTATTTATCCCTTCTTTGCTATTCTTT